CCAGTAGATGCTGATGCCGCTCCAATGGCTGTACCATCAATAGAGCCGCCATCAATGTCTACAGTATTAGATGTTACCGGGGATATTGGTAGCGTAATCCACGCATCATTATCCTCGTTTCTTATCTTTATAAGGTTGTTGGTTGTGTCAAACCATATTAACCCTGCTGAGATTGAAGTAGATGGTGCGGAAGCACTGGTATGAATTGCGTTTACCGCTATATCGACAGACGGAAACGAGTTCTTTAGAACAGATTTAATTAAACGAAGATGATCGTCACCCTGCGATACATTATCTGTAGCGCCGGGATTTGTATCAACAAGTCCGTTTAAATAGGTTGCGCTTTCTAATCCCATTAGTAATACCCGCCTGTGTTCATCACCCTAAGAGCGGAACCAGAATGTCTATCCTTGTTATCCTGTTCCTGTAGAGTATTAATAGATTCAGTCAATGCCGTAGCCCATAGTTGAACCCTAGCATCATTCATAAGAAAAGGCTCCGCTTCTAGCAGAGTCCCATACAAATAAACATCTGGCGCATTAGTAATTACCCAATTGGTTGGGCTAGAATCACTAAGAGCGTCAAATGTTTTATAGTATAACATACTTGTGGTATATACAGAGGCAGGCGTTGGCCCTAACACAATGTTTTCACCAATAATAGTATATACCTCTGGCCTACCGGAATTACTACCCGCATGAATACGGTTCATAATCTCCGGCGTAACATACTGCAACTGAACAAGTGGATCACCTGTTAAGTGTATATCACGCATCTGAACGTAGCCTGTAGGCAATGCCATTGTCTTCGTTCCTGCTACAGTAGAAGCAGATGTATCCAAAGTTTCCATAGCACGGATACGCAAGGAGCGGTTAAACCGCGCCTCACATAGACCGATAAACTCTGGTATTCTGGCAGTCAGATCATCTCTGTCCAACCAGTTAGCCACAGCCGTCTGGAGAGTTGAATACGTATTGATAGCCATTAACTATTCTTGCTCTTAAACCAAACAGAGTTGTTAACAATAGGCTTCTGATCGTTGCCTGAAAATGTAGGTTGATATAACCACATAATTAAACCCTCGTAGGTGTAGTCCTGAAGTATTTGTTTTCAGGATCGTTTAAATACTTTGCTAGTAGTTTGTCATCTTTCTTGATTGCGTCACCTGTCTCTTTGCACCACTGTTCCCAGACATTAACAGGAATTGATGCCACGGTTACTCCGTTATCAGTTCCCATTGCAGACGCTTTACCAAATGTAAGTTTGTCGCCGTAGTTATTTAAGTTAAGTTTGTTCCTTTCTATAATAGGCTGTACATCTTGGTAAGTATTAATAGTTGCGGTACCGTCAATATTGATATCCAGTTTCCAAGGACGAGAATCCGGGGTATCAAAATTCCATCCAGATGAACTCATAGCGGCATTGATCCCCTGTCTTCGGTAATTGCTTTAAATTTATTGTGAACATTTTTTGCGTGAAGTTTAGCGTTAAATTTCTTTTTAGTCTTAACAGACTTTTCACTGTTCAATGCTTTCTTAAGTTCTTTCTTAGTGACCATTACATCTTTCTCCCGAAACCAAAAAGTTATAATCCACTTGTCTCCGTTTTCTGGAGGCAGACCCATGTGCAACGATGCAGGGTGTGGAACTTTGTCTTTGTCAAGGTTTCCAAACATAAGAACCCTGCCTTGTACCGCTTGTATGGCAAGTCCCAAAACAGGAAAGACTGTGCCACCACCATCACGAACATCATTTAAGTACGCGATCATAGTGACACAGCGATTCCCACCTTCTTTTATCTTTGAAGATTTCGGCATCTCTCCCATCTCATCAGGGAGGAACGCATCGTAGTGTGGCTTGTACTCCTGACCCGGCTGATACCTTTGAATAGTCACAGGTTCCAACCGGGTAGGAGGTAGACCGCACATACCGGACAACGCTTCAATAACACCGTCTAACACATTATTGTCACCGTAATCAAAGAAAGCACCTTTACTGGTTCTTGCTTTGTCTTGGATATACTTACCATCACGGTTTATAAGATTATCACCAAGCCCTTTATTTTCGGCAAGGTTAATTATGTGTTCACATAAATCAGGTGAAAGCACATTATCTTCAACAACAATCGTAGGAGTGTTATTGTATTTTATCATTAAGCGTCTTTTACTCCGATAACAGCCGCGTTAGCCAAACCATTCTTAGCACGAAGACCGTATTCAGCGATCATCAACTGTTTCACGCTGTCGCCAGTCTTGGCAAGAGTTTCGGTCTGGAAAGGCCGTAGATAGTCAATTGACCAGAAATCATAGTCAAAGAAGTACAACTGGTTAGGCAGACACAGACGGCTAGGCACAATCTTCAGCGTACCGAAATCAGTCACCAGAACATCAATGGCGTTGATAGCGGTAGCAGGAGCCGCACCCGGCGCTTCTTTCTGAAGGTCAGCAATAACCGAACCACCAAGCGAACTAATTTTCTGCTTGAGGGAAGCATCACACATGAGATCGGTAGGTTCACCACCGTTGTCAAAGCAACGCTCCATAGCAAGGTTAATCATTGCCATCGTCAGAACTGCGTCAGAACCCGAAGGGCTTGCAACAGACGTGCCGTTAGGATAGCCAGCCGTAGGCGAACCTTGGTTGACGATACCAACAACAGGAGAAGCCGAACCATCAACGATGTTTGACGTTCCTGCGGCGGCAGTACCAAGCCAAGACATAACAGCCGCTGATTTACGAGGCGTACCCGTAGCACCAGAAACAGCAACGTCTTCAGACAGTAGCATTTTTTCCATATCACGCTTAATTTCTTTTGCGCGTTTGGCGAGTTGATACGCCTGACTTGACTTACGGCCAGCAAAATCCACAGCCTCCGCAGTGCCAGATGTCTGGACTGCTTTGTACGAAATCTGAGCATAGTTGCCCAAACGGCGTGGCTCTGCAACAGCAAGTGCGTTCATGCTATCGTCACCTTCCAACTGTTGGTTAGCGGCGGCGGCGGCAAGTTCGTCAGTCTGCCATTCAAAGTAAGTATTGTCACAAGACCCTTTGCCCACGCTTGACATAAACGGCGTGTCCATCGGGCTGATATTATAAATGATATTACTTAGGTCTTCCCTAATGCCAACGGCACTATAAGTAGTCCTAGTATTAGTTGCGATTGCCATAAAATGACTCCTTTATTAAAGTTCTACATAATCCTCAAACAGACTAGCGGCATCTTCCGCTCTTCCTGTCTGTTTAAGACGCTTCATTGAGGCAATACGTTTTGATTTGGCATCAGATTTTTTAGTAGAACCTTTGCCAGACCTGACAACTTTGGGTTTGTTCTTTAACTTTTTCGCTTTAACATCAGACTTTTGAAGTGCATCATATTTCTGCGCTTTCATAAGAACGATTAGCGATCTATGGTCAATTAACTCTTGCAGTTCTTCTTGTTTGAACCCTTGAGATAAAGCATAAGAAGAAAGTTCTTTTGCTAATTCATTTCTTTTTTCAGGCTCGTTCCATTCAGGCACAGCGGCTATTAACTTTTTGTGTTCTTCCTGAAGGGCCATCTGTTTGATTTTAGCAAACTCTTGTTTTTGTTTTTCCGCCTCTACTCCTTGTTGGGCTTGCGCTTGCCTAACTCGTTCTTGAGCGTCGCGGAACTCTTCCTTCTTAGTAACAAATGCTATGGGGTCTTCTTCTCTGAGACTTTCCCAATCAATATTTGCATACTGTTCTAAGCCAACCATAGACTGTTGAACAACTTGTCCAAGTGCTTCTATGTATTGCTGACGCTCCGCTTGTGCCTGAGATATCTCATTAGCCCACTGCTGTTGCAGTTGGGTCATTTGCTCTCTCTGGCTTGCAAGTTCTTGCGTTTTACGAGTATAGTCAGACTGGCGGGAGTACCCTTTAACAAGTTCGTCAAGGCTTACCTCAAGTTCTTCACCGTCAACTTTGACAGCATAAACATCAGGTTCCTCTTCGGACTCATCTTCGTCTAACTCTTCCTCTTCAGATTCTTCCTCAGATTCTTCTTCGGCTTCTTCTTCAAGGACTTCCTCTTCCAATGGTTCGTCTTGAGTTTCCTCAGTAGACTCTTCAACATCTTCCGTAGGTGCGCTTTCTTCGGTTTCCGGGGTTTCCTCTTCAGGTTCCATCAAGCCAAGTAAAGCATTGTGCGCTTCGGTAATACTACCGGGTACTACTGGAAGCGGGTCATTGGTATCCGCCATAAAATTTTCTCCTTATATGTGGTATTCCTTGAGTTTTTCCGCCATCTCTCCGGTTTCAACAATACTGGTTAGATGAAGGCGAATCCTTTCAAGGAGTCGTAATGAAAGCCAACATTGCTCTCGGCTTTCGACATCGTTTACACCCGAATGACTCCAAGTGTTAAAAATACTTTCTGCTAGTTTGTCAAATGATTCATTGTATAGAGGGTCATTAAGAAGGCGTTTAGCGTGTTCTATATCTCTACTCATGTTGCTCCTAATTTAATACGGGTTATCCATTACTGGGCCGGGGTCTATAATTCCACCGCCAACAATATTCATAAGGCCATCATTGTTTTGGGGGATAAAAGAATCTGGTGGAATAATTGGTGTAGAAGAATAGTAATCTTCTGGAGACATTATATCAAACAGGTTTCTAATATTGCCCAAGTTAGATTCTTGTTGAATAAACATTTGTTCTTCGCTAGAGGTAAGAGGTCTGCCTATATAGTTTTGAACAGCGTCTTCATAAGTTATAGCACCTGATGGAAGAGAATCAAGATAAGACCCAAATCCAGAAAAGTCATAAGATTCTAATGGGGGAAATGAAGATTCGTCATAGGTTTCTGGAATATATTCTTCAGGAGGGGGTAGAGTTGAATCTTCAAGCGGGGTTGTAATAGAATCAGATATTGGGATTATTGGTAAACTTGCTAATGGCGGAGTTGACTCTGAATCAGAAGTTGATTCAGTTTCTCCCAACTGTTCCGCAATATTATAATATTCTTTATACTCAGGAGAGTTAGTGTATTCTTGGTTTATTTCTTCATTATAACTAAGAATTGGATTATCATAAATAGGAGTCCATCCAGTTTCCGGGCTAGTGCCAACGCTTGTATCCCACCCACTTATGTTATATCTATCTGGCATTTCCTGTTCTGGATATTTATTAAGTATCCAATTAGCCATATGCTGTGATATTCTTGTTGATCCGGGAACGCCACCGCTGGCTGGCCCCCACGCTTTTACAGGTCTAGAATAATCTATTTCTGCCGGCATTGTTTCGACTGGAGTTTCCACTGAAGGTTGCTCTGGAAACATTTGTTCTAAAGGCATTTGCTGGGGAGGCATTTGAAAATAATCAATAATCCCCATAGGCGCTGAATCAAGAGTCATACTATGCGGGGTGTAATACCAACGCATAGCATCTTCTTCGTCCTTAAATGGTGTTAAAAGACTCATTATCCTAACGCCACGCCACGATTTTGTTTTTCTTCAAGGGCTAATTCAGCGGCTTTAAGTTGTGCATCTACAGCGGCTTCCTGTGCGTCCTGTTGGACTTTCATCATCTTAACTTGTAGGTCGCCCTGTTTAATTTCCAACTCTTTCATTTTAATTTGTTGTTCCATCATAGCCGCTTGATCTTCTGGGCTAGGCTGTTGCGGTTGCGGTGGCGGTGGTTCTGTAAGGAAGTCTCCAACATTCTGATATCCCATAGCCTTAACTAATGCGGCCCCCAGATTGTACATATTCTGCGGAGTTACAATTGGTAGTCCACCCTGCATGGCTTGTGCGGCAAACTGAATCATCTGAGACAGGTGAGCCATCTGCTGATCCTTTGAGCCATTCCCAAGGGCAACAGATACAGTGCAGTCCATTTTGTCTGACCACATATCAGGGCGTACAGGAACCCACTC